GAAAAGCAAGGTTAGAACCAATTATAATATTAGAAGAGCCAGAAGTATTATAATATCCCATAAAATTTCCAAGAGAAATATTATCATTACCAGTTGTATTTGCTCTTAAATTCTCATTACCAATTGCAATATTATGTGATCCAAGAGTATTAACATATAAAGTTCTATATCCAATTCCTATATTATAAGAAGCATGTAACGTTGACGTAGCTGTACTTCCCATAGTAAAGTTACCAGCTTCTTCACCTAAAAATATATTTCTTCCAGTCGGAGCTTGTGTTTGACCAGTAGGATGATGAAAATCATGAAGCCATCTTACCTCTTCTTTATAAACGACTCCAAATTGTGAATTTACAGTTCTTCCTAAAAATAAGCTACCACCTAATAATTCCCCTCTAATATTTATATTTGGAGCAGATAAAGTTGATCCATCAAACATAAAGTATATACTATCTTCTAAACCTGTAGCTCCCATATATGGAATTTTATATTGTGCAGTTCCATATATTGCACTAATAGGATGTTGACCAGCTATATCTCTTTCTGTTAATGCAGCATGTGAAGTTACGCCACTTCCCCCGCCAGAAACTATAGTATAGGGAGAATATCTAATATCACTTACTTCATCTATTTCTGCTTTTCCTGTTGCAGTAGAATTTCCAGATTCATACTTTAAGGTTATTTTTTTGAAGAAAGCAACTTCCTTAAATGGGAATCCACTTAAATCTAAATTTGAGGCTGTTTCATTTCTTGCTCCATCAATAGAAGTATGAGTTGATTGACCAGGAATAATAAATATTCTTTTTGTAGCATCATAAGTGTTTGTAACAAATAAATAATAATTTACCCATCTATTATTTGTTGTAATATCAACTAGTCCAGTAGCCGGATTATTATATTGAATATTATTGGTTCCACTATTTATAAAATAAGGAATTGAAGAAGAGAGAATACTCCATCTAGTAGAATCATAATATATTAACTGATATGGGCCTCCGTCTGCAATAGCACCAGAAATAAAATGTAAATCTTCATCCTTAAATTGGACTTCTGAAACTGCATAAGTTACTGCATCTACTGTATCAGTATCTAAAGTAAAGCCTGTTAAATCTCCTCCAGAAATATATTGTGTACTTAAAACATTATGTAAATAATTATGAGTTTGAGCGCTCATAACTATTCCGTGTCGTTCATCAAATAATGTTCCTAATGCACTTCCTCCATCATTACTTGTAACATAATATACTAATGCAATTTGAGTATCGGTAAGTAAATTCCATGCAACAGTAGTAGGAGCCTGAATAACCCCATTTTCATCAAAGTAGAAGAAAAATAATGAGTTATCAGTAGTAGCATGAGCATCAAAAGTTAAAGTTTCAGTAACATTATATTTTTCACCATTGCAATAATAATACCAATTTGAAATATGTGTTAAAGTAAGTATTCTTGTGCTTGAATTATAATCTAAAGTAAAATTTGATAACTGGCTAGTAGGAATTCCATTTATTGTTTGCTCATTAAGCAATTCACCTATTTGAAGATTATTATTTCCTAAATATAAGTCTTGATATGAAATAACATGATTTGGAGATTCAATATAATCTAATCTATTTTCATGATCTACAACTGTTGTAGCATTTGTTACTCTTAAATCAGTAAAGTATAAGTTAGAGCTTCCTTCATCAATATCATCTGTATCTAATTCTACAATTCCTTCATATCCATTGACACTTGTAATTTTATCAGTATTATCAATTTTTCTCCAAGTAGCATTTATATAACAAGCCCAATCTGTTGCTTTCCAATCGTCTATACCACCTAAGCTATAGGAACCATTTGTATTTACAATCCAAAATTCACCATTATTAGGAGAGGCACTAGGCGGACTGCCACTTGAAGCATTCCAAGCTCCAATATAATGTAGTGATTCTCTTACTGCTATAGGAAGTTGATTTTCATAAATTATTCCACTTGCATCTAATGTTGCTACGCCGTTTGCTACGCCTAATTGATCATATGGAATTTGTTTTACATCATCAACATTTCCAAGTCCTACTTGAGTTTTTGTAACAGTATGAGGATTATCAGTTCTTCCTATGTGAGTTGTAGCATTTGCAACATCTGTATTATTAGAAACCTCTGTATCAAAATCACTTATCTGTGTAGCAAGTGTTCCATGAGGATTTCCATTAGTTATATTTCTATGACTTGTATTTGCAGCAACATCGGTATTTGCTGAAACTCTTCCTTCAGTATAAAAAAGATTTGTAGAACCTTCTGTAATATTATCAGTTGTATGAACATTTCTAACAAAAATATTTGTATATTCACTTGAAGTTAAGTGATAATATTGATTTGAAGTTCCACCTTGAAGACCAGCTAAATAATTATGGTCTACTGTTGAAGAATTTAATACCCATATTGTGCCATTAAAATTGTATGCTCTTCCATTATCTTCATTTGAAACAGTGGTATGTAAATCTGGAGTAATATCTATCCAATGATTATTTGGAACATTAGTCCATTGATAAATATGATTTTCAGTAATTGAAGTTCCTGTTAAATTACTTGTACCTGTTGCTATTGCAATATATCTATCTCCTACATTTCTTGTAGAAGGTTCACTTGTTACTAAATCAAGAAATGATTTAACTGATTCTTGCCAATCTAATCCTTCTAATAGATTATCTACATATTGTTTTGTTGCTGCATGATTATCTTCAGTAGGAGAATCATTGATTAAAATTTGATCAAATGTAGGAATAGAGGAATTTATAGCTTGTCTATAATTTGATATAACTTGAATTATATCAGAGCCATCAATAATTCCTTTTGTAACATCTAAGTGAATTTCAGCAATAACTAATTTATTTTCATAATCAGGAATTATAGGAGAAGCATTTTCTACGCCTTCAACAATTTCAATAGTTCCACTATCTGATATATAAAGTAAATCAATTCTTTTTGAAGAAGTAGGCATAGTAAATGTTATTTCAGTATTTGGAATAGAATAACTTTGACTTGCCATTGAAACAATTCCACCTAAAACATTTACCTTATTTGTCATAGGTTCTTGAGCTAACAGTTTTAGAGGAAAGTCATTATATGTTACAAAGGGGAAAGTAAAATCAATATTATGGCGTCTTGAATAATCAAAAGTTGATTGAAGAACATTAGAAGAATCAAAAATACCTTTTGCTATCACAATATAATCTTCAACAAGCATTGCATAGGATGATCGAATAATAGAAGCATAATTTTGTTGTGAAGCCCCATATTCAAATTTTATCATAAGATAAGGTTCACTAGGAGTTAAAATAACATCAATGTTTTCTTGTGTTTCAATTCTTATTGAAATATTGTTTTCAAAGTCTCGTACCTCTGCAATAAAAGGACTAATTCTTGCTGTAGTAGAATTAAGTTTTGTAACATTTCCATTAGAAAAAGATAAATTTTTATCAGTATCATATTGCATCTTAGAATAAATACCCATAGGAAGTATTTTGTAATTTCTTTGATTGAATGATTTAGAAGTTCCAACATTGAAGTAGGAAAGAGTTATTTTTTGATTTCCATAATTTACTGTATTCATTTATCTTCCTAGTTATATTATAGTATACTATATTAGTATCTTTAATAGAAAGTACCATTATAGATAAAATAGTGTAATGATATATGATTACTATTATTTCCTAAAACTATAGGAGGAAATGTAGCATATGCAGCAATATCACCATTTTTATCAATAAGCGCTGCTTCCGTAATGGCAATATTATCTTCTGTACCATAATCAATATATATTGTAGTTCCTGAATCTGGATTTGTTTTTACAATATAATCATACTTTGCTACTATATCAGTACAATCGCTTGCAAATGTTACTAGAATATCTCTAGTGGTATAATCTATTACTGCACTTAAAACACCGAATGGATTTTGACTAGTATTATCATATGACTTAAATGTTCCAGTAAGATTTGTTATATCATCTGGTATATCTATCATTTTATAAATATTATTATCTATTACATAAGATATAATTACTGATCCTACACTAATTTCACCATAATTTAATGTATATGAAAGAACGCTGTTTCCTAAAGAATAGGATGCTATTGATTCTTCTTCTATTATTCTTACTGCTTCAGTATATAATGTATAAGAACCAGTTGCATAATCAAAATCACAAGTCGCAAAAATATCTCCAGCTTGATCTTTTCCTTCTAATACATTATTTCTATCATTAACGTATCTAAATCCACCAGAAGAAACATACTTAAATTGCACAGATTTTTTTAGTATTGGAAAAAATTTAGTTTGTCCTGAATAGGAAGAAACACTACTAGAACCTATTCCTACCTCTTCCCCCTTAATTGTATTTGCAGGAATTTGTGTTAAAATAGAATTCCAGCTTGAAGTTTCTGTTTCAACTACTATTTTTTCTTCTAAGTCTAATTCAGAATAAAGTACAAAGTCATCTATAGAAGTAATATCTAAAGGAGTTCCACTTGTATATGCTGGAATTGATAACGATCCTTTTCCAATCATAACCCCAATGATATCAGTAATTAAAAGCATATCTGGATTATAAAAAGAATTTACAGCACACTTTGTTTTTATTGATGGTAAAGTATAATCTAATCCATCTGCATTTACATCATAATATCCTTGAGAATCACAAATTAAATTTAGTTGAAATCCTATATGGTTTACATCTGTTACTTTTTTATAATGATTAATAATAGATTGCAAATATTGAATATATTCTGGAATCATAAGATATTCATTTCCGTCTTTTTCTATTAGACTATTTTCTTCTGAACTTCCTAATATATATGAGTCATCATATTGAAGAGAGTATTCATTTGATAATAAATATATTTTAACTTTTCCTCTAGTAAAAATATAATCATTAATCATAGAAATACTAGTATTTGAAGAAATATCTTGAAAACCATATCCATTCTCATATCCAGAAATAGTATATGATGGATATAAAATTAAACTACCATATGTTGATGCTTCAAGTCTTTCCTTCATATTTTTAAGAATGTTATATAAATAAGTAAGATATGTTACATTATCTAAATGATAAAAAACAAAAGTAGCTAAAAGAGAAACTTCATTAGATATAGCGCCTGAATTAAATGTAAAGGAATTTGAATTATAACTTGTATCTAAGATTGTTTTTATATTTTCAGCTTTTGCATATTGTGAAGAGTCTAAGCAGTATAACATTTGGTATATTAGCTCTAGCTCATTTGGAGAAGATACACTAGGAGTGTTATCAGTTTCTTTATATAGATAATATCTTAGATTTGGAGTATCATACATTGTTTCTAGTTGAGTTCCTATTGTGATATAATCATAAGAAGAATTAGAAAACATAGTATTTGCTTTTTTTGTTATAACATAAAATAAATAGTTATCTCCAAAATAAAAATTAGTTGAAATATAGGATGAGTTAAAAGTAGTAGTATTAGTATAAAAACCATATCCTCTATGAATAAGCTTATTTATTGTAGAAGAGGATGATGTTTGAAATAAAAGAAGTGAATTATAAATATTTTCAAATTTTTCAATGTAAGAACTTCTATAAGAGCTTAATTCAAATATTTCTATAAAGTAAAGTAATGCCATTAAGAAATAACATATAGAATCTGATCGAACATACTTATCAAGAGTAGTATTTGTATTTCTTGCAGTATAATATAAAAATGGAAGAAAATTATCATCATACATAAATGATAAGGTTTTTTCTATTAACTGAATTGCTTCTTCCTCTTTATTGTAAAAACAATATGACATAATTGTTTTTGAGATATCAATAAGTGTTACCCTATTATCTAGTGGAGTATTTGATGTTGCTTCTAATCCAGTTCCAAATGTATTTATATAAGAAGTGGGAAAAATTGTTTTTATTTGTGTAATGTTAAGTAAGGAATTATTACTTACTAGTCTTATTTCTCCATATGAAATATAATTGTCGTTTCTTTTGAAAAGACTTATGCCAGCTTTGAAACAATTTCTTGTATAATATGCAGGAAGTTGTGTTTTTATTCCAGTGATATCGTACATGGAAATATAAATATTATCATAATAATCCCCATAATACGATCCAGAAATAAGCAAAGGCCCATAACTAGTAGAATCATCTTCTACTCTTAAGCATAAAAGATTAAAACCTGAAAGATATTCACTTGTAATAACAAATTCATTTGTAGTTATATTTATAGGTACTTGGCCTATGTATTCATCATCTCCTAAGAGAGACTTTCTATATATTTTTATATGTTTTGTAGTTCCTCCTTCATCCATTGTTGATTGTTTTACGATTCCTCGTATTTCATTATATTCTACAAGTTGAAGTGGAATATCTTTATCAACATATTGAAGTGTATTGCTTTTGCTAAGAGCTTTTGTTATTGTAATTTCTTTTTCTACAGTGGTTAAAAGTAAAGTAGTATCAGTAAAAGTATGAAACTCTCTATTAACGTCAGCAAATATATCTTCTGCAATATAGTTTGTTAAATAAGAAGAGCTAATATTATTTCTTGTATATTTTGTAGATTCGATTAAATTGAATTCATTTTCAAATATATTATATTTTGAGTTTTCTATTATTTTTTTATCATAAGAACCAGCAATAATTTCACATGAAGTATGTTTAGTAGTTATTCTTGAGTATGATTGATCTAAATACCAAGGAATAGTTGAATCTAAGTAAAGAACTGGTTCAACATCTAATAAGTTATCTCCTACTACAAATACATCATAGTTTTTTACTCCATATATATTTATAGGAATATGTAATGTGTTAGTATCTATTTTATTTTGTAGTTCAATGGAAAAATCATCTATAGCTCTAATCATTTTTTTACCATTCCAAAAGTAAATAAATGTATCTCCATTATGAGCAGTCATTTTATATGCAAAGTTGTAGAATGGATATCTAGCTTTATTTGTAATAAAAAATTTGAATAGTTCTATTTGTTGACGAATATATTCTGGAGTATTATTAAGTGATATATCCAAATACCCGCCATATGCATTTATAAGCTCTATAAGCTTAGAATTTGATTCTGTATAAATAGCTTCTTCTTCAAGTCTATAGATATCATAATGATATTCTTTTTCTTCTATAAGATTTCTTAGTAATTCTAATTCATTTGAAAAAGCATCAGAAATTCCTTGCCAATATTCTTGATTTCTTAATTCTGGAGGAAGAGACTTTTTTATATCTATCGTACTCATTAAAATTCCTTTATTTAATTAGTATAGGCAATGTTAATATTAGAATCATCATATGCAAATATTTGATTTTTTTTCTTTGTAATATAGTTTTTATCTTCAATAGCATAAAGAACTTTTATTGTATAATCTAAAAATGACTTTGAAGGATCGCTTGCAAGGACTAAATTAAGATTTCCTATACCTGTTGTATAACCTATGTAGCTGCCTGAAATAGTATAAAGAGCATTATCTGAAATAATATTACCATTTCCATCATCCCTTGCAATATATGTCCATGTAGAATCTATCCATTCTTCTGGATTTCCTTGCCTAATATATATTTTTATACCAGTTAATATATTGTTTGAAGATGAATAGGGAATTAAAGGAAATAAAGAACACCCAATATCAGCACTTCTTACTTGGGTAAAATAAAAATAGTTATAAAGAAGTATTTTAGAATCATGGTATCCTACACCTTCAATATTATCAATAAATCCTTTATAATCTGATTCATATATATTTTGGGCAAATTCCATATTAAATAAATTGTACTCTGTACTTAAGGATGAAGATATATTATTTTTTACAGTTGTTAGTGAATATGAGCGATTACTTACATATGCATCAATTTCAAATTGTAAATAAATAAATTCAACATCAATAAAGTTTATAATATCAGTTGGTGATTTATAATCATTTAAGTAGGCAACAATGTTTTCTTTTTCAAATTCATTAAGGTTATTTCCTGAAGGAGTTAAAGCAGAAATAAATACTTTGTTTTCGAGTAATGGAATAAAGTTAGTTGTATCAGAAACATTATATCCATTTTCATATAAATATTCAAATTCACCCCATGTAATATTTTTTTCTATATATTGGTTTTGATTAAGAAGAGCTTCATAATCTTCTTTTGTTACCGCCCTAAGACCAGATTGAAAAACTCTAGGAGCATTAAGTCTAATTTCATTTAGTGTTTCTTCATCCCGCCCACCATCTATAAAGCTTGTGTTTTTACAGTATATTTGAACCTGTGCTGCATCTACATCATAGATAGTATCTTCTATAGTTGTAATTACATTTTTTTGAACAATATTTCCATTAAGACCAAGTGTTTCAATATAGTATATTTTTATTTCATCATTTCTAAATAATTTCTTTCCATATATATTGTTTCCAAAAGTTATTGAAATTCCAGAAAAATCATAGTTGTTTTTTACAACATATATTTTATCAGAAGAACTAGATACTCTATATAATCCATTTGATTCATAGGTAAGAATATTATTTTGAGACTCCCATAATTCACCATTTACATACACCTCTAAATTTTCATAATTGATATTTGAATTACTGATAGTAACTTTTTCAAAATTAAGTCCTTTAGAATATAAAGTAACAGATTTTTGAATACCTTGAATGACTTCTATATCAGTATAATTTTGTGTAGCTAAAAGTGATTCATTTTGTGTACATACAAATTTAATAGAGCCATTAGTAAATGAAGTTCCTTTTGGAATAAGAATTGTTTTAGTATATTTTGAATCAAATGTTTCAGAGTAAGATATTCTTAATGTTCCCTTTGCTGCCTTTTTTCTTTGTGGTTTATATGAAAGTGGATTACATTGTGAAGCTAAAGAAGAAATATTTCTTGCTAAATCCCACTTTGTTTCTGTAGTAAGGTAAGTATTAAACCTCGCTTGTTCAGCTATTTCATTACAAAAAGCATCAATAAAATATGAGTTTGCAGAAAAATCAAACATATCTGCCCATGCATATTTTGATTTTAGATATTGTATTACTCTTTCTTTAATGGATTGAAAATCAAATGTCATTTAATTATCCTTGTAAATTTATAGTTAGTGTTGTATCAAGTTTATATTTTGTAGAATATACACTTAATGAAATTTCCCAAAACCTTTTTTCATAATTTGGAACTACTGATAAAGATTGAACTTGTAATTCATTATTAAAATCATAAGCAATACCTTCAAGTATAGAAGTATATATAGATTGTTTAGTAACATCATTCATTTGCTTAAATAACCATTTTGTAACATATCCACCAGCATTAGGTTTTTTAACAATATCGCCCTTGTATGAAGTTATCCATAGTTTAAGAGCATTCTTAATAGCATTTTCATTGAATATTAATTGAAGTGTAGCAGGAGAATTTTCATATGTCTTTATGCCGCTTATTGAAGTATCTATAAGATTTGCCATTGTGTTTTTCCTATATAGTATATTAGTTACTATTGAAAAAAGTTTTACTTTTTGCTTGACATAAGTAGAAAAAAGTAGTATAGTTTATAGAGGAGGAACTATATGGAGAATATGAGAGCTAAAGGAACTACTATTAGATCATATGTATGTAAAGATGAAAGATTTAATCTTTTCATCTCATTTCAAAAAACTAAGGGAAAAAATTGGAATCAATATTATATTAGTTTTTTGTTTTGGACATTTAATGTTTTGATTGTAAAAAATAGATAAGGAGAAAATATAATGTCTTTTTTACTTGAATCTCGGGATGCGTCAATATCATTTCCATGTTCTATATGCAAGAAAAACACTCAATCAGCAAACATATGTAAAAAAACTTGCAGATTATATGAACTATCTTCTATAGAGTCTTTTGATTTGAAAAATGATGTTCAAAAATTGATATCTAATTATCTACTTTTTAATAATGAATAAAAGGAAGGATATTTATGTCATTTATTGATAATTTTGGAATGAAGTGTAATCAATGCGGTTTTATTACCTATAGAGATAAAACAAAAAATGATTTTGATGAAGAATGTAAAAATTGTGGTAAAAGAATGATTGTTCAATTTAGAACAAACCCCAACAAAAAAAGAAATAGACCAGATATTAACAATGATTATGCTAATGGATGCACTATAGAACTAGGAACATTCTAATATAATAAAGGAGAAATTTATGGAATATATTAGAAGCTTCTATGGAGTCAATGCAAAAATAGGAGGAAAAATTTTGTATAAATATAAGCATGGAACAATAGTAGGAACTAAAGGCCCTTATTTAAGAATAAGACTTGATGGAGAAAAACAGATAGAAAACTATCATCCTACATATGAAATTACTTATTTATGAGTATGACAAATAACAAATTAAACTATTATATAAATTTTTATAATAAAGAAAAATCAACTCCTAGCTATATAGATGATGTAATTGACATAATACAAATTTGTAAAGACAAGCAGATTGATAAAATTTATCTAATAAAGAAAGATGGCACCTATATAGGTGCTGTTTATGATATGGGAGTAAACGATTTACATGCATATATGAAAAAAGACTATAGAAAAAAAGGATATATGTCTAATGCATTAAAAAACCATATACTCCCATATTTATTTTCAAGAGGAAGAGAATATCAGCATATAACCTATTACAGCGATAACATTAGTGCAAAATATAGTGCCTTAAAAATAGGATTTATTGAAGTTGGAAAAACTAAAGATTGTAGAGTTATAGCATATATTAGAACAAAGTTCTTTTAAGCATTAGTAAACTGTATTTCTCTATAGGTAACATCAGAAGCATCAAATGCTGGTCTTGCTCCAATAGCATATATTTTTTTATTGATAAATATATTTTTTGCAATAACAAATGGTTCATCATAAAAAATAGTTGCATCATTTCCAGAAATATAGCTTCCAGTTTCATCTAATTCAATAACTGGAGAAGTACCATCTAAAGTATAGAAAATAAGTGCATCATTTGTTTCGCAATCTAGTCTTACAAGAATTGATTCAGTAAATGTATCACCTTGAAGTATTTCTATATCAGTAGTCTCATCAAAATAATGAATAGGAGCTACTTTAGGAACCATTGTAAATTCTAATTGATCAGAGAAAGTATAACCAACTTTGAAGCCTTTAATTCTTACTTGAGAATAATATTCTATTCCTATATATGAAGAATAAAGTGGAGAAGTTTCAGTTACATTGCTTCCATCTAATGTATATCTAATTTGTACTGAATCAGTTTCACATTCAACATAAATTCTTCTTACTACTGCATTATCTTCTTCAACGATATAATAGGTTAAAGGAGCAACTTTATAATTATAGTTAAAAATAAATGTATCAGAATTTATAAGTCCTGATTTTACTCCTACTGCTTTCAGCGTTGTATTTTCATTTACTATTGATATTGGAGTACCAGTATATAATATTCTACTTGGATTCCAGAATGGATCGCCGCCATCTAATGTATAATAAATAGAAGCATCTTTTGTAATGCACATTATATCTACTTCTATTGGATTAAAATATGATCCAGTATCTTTATCTGTTATGATAGCATCAACTTTTATAGGCATTTCAGTTACTTGCTTAACTATTCCAATTAGATTTTCAATTTCTTTGAATTGAGTAGTATTTCCTCCTACTATCCACATAAATGTCATATTGTTACTAAGTATAGAAGAAGGAATATTTTGCAAATCTGATTTTAGAGAAGATAATCCAGTTCCTTGAGCTTGAATAACATAAACATCAGTAAGTTCACCTACAATTTGGAATTGCTGAATAAGTTCAGAAGTGCTTTTAACAAACTTATAAAGAGTAGCAATTTTGAAAGCAATTGTTTTTTTAAGAGCATCAATAGCTGTTTCTGTTGCAGTAATATATGATTGACAAGTTTCTGTCATTTCCTTAAAGAAGTCATTTATGTCTTTCATAAAAGGAAATAAATTATTTATAGAAATACCATACCAATCTGGTAAAGTTGAAACTCCTTCAGTTTCTTGTGTTTCTTCTATCTTTGCATATTCTTCATCTAGTTTTCTTTTTGCTTTTTCAAATTCTGGAAGATCAACAAAATTAAGTAATGATGAAAGTATATTACTTATTTCTTGTATCTTATCTATTTCCTCTTGAGTAGAAATATTTATTGAGTAAAGAATTCCAAAAAAGTAATATTGTCCATTTTCACTTAAGAGCGGTCTACTAAGATCAAATTCATCATCAAATGATTCTTTAAGAAGTTGAATTGCTTTTGAAGTAGGAAGTGTTTTTAATTGTATTGTAGTATTATCAGCATTAGTAATTCCTTCTACTTCTCTTTGTAAAGGAATTGAAATAATTGGTTCATTTACGCCTTTAGAATAAGGAGTAAGAATAAATGTTGATATTGAAGTATTTGAAATATCAAAATAAAGTGTTTCTAAATTATCTAAGAAGCCTTGAACTAAAGGCATAATAACATTTGTAGAAGTATCAATTCCAGCAGGAAGAGCATCGAGGATATTAAAAACTGTACTAAAAATACCACCTGGAAAAACAGTAGGATTATTTGGATCATATGTTTCACCTACTAGTGGATCGAGTACATTTGTTTTTAGATCATTTATAGCAGGTTCAATTGAGGATATCCATTCTTTAGGAACTTCAATTTTTACTGTTTGTTTTGTCCAAGGCATGAATACTCTCCAATGCTTTTTGCAATTTATATATTTTTTCTATATCATGTTGTAATGCTTCAATTGATTTTGCTATCATAGGATATTTTATAGCAGAAAAAAATGATTGTATTGATTTACTATCTATCTTAGTTACTTCTATCATATTATATTTATTGAACCGCCATTTGTATTTATTGTTACTACATTTCCTAATGAAGAAAATCCTAAAGTTGCTGCTCCAAATTTCATTGTTAATGTACTAGTAAGATTAGATAATGTAATTTCTTGATTTCCTACTATTATTTTTTTATCATTTCCTACAATTGTTTGAACCTTATCTTCACCTATAACTTCTTTTTTAGTGCCACCTATATTTTCAAAATATTCATTACTTACTGTTTTTATTTCTTTAAGCGAAGTATTTTCATTTACTAATATTTCTGAATTCAAAGATTTTGCTCTAATAATTATGTTGCCTGTTATTATGTCTAATGAATCATTTACAATTTCTATTTTTCCAGTTTCAAAATCAATATTTACTTTTTTTGTTCCATCATTGTTCATTATTGAAAAAAGCTTGTTATTAAGTATTTCAATAGTATCTTCTTTTAACTTAAAATAATTTATTCCATTATTAAGTATAATTTCACCTTTACTATTCATAATAGCATAAGAACCACCTGAAGAAACAATGCCTGTTTCTCCATTATCATTATTTCTAAATATTATGCTTCCATCAGAATATTTTATGAATTCAGGTTGAGGATATGAAGGAATATTTATATCATCAATATTAGATAAAGAAGATTTAACTTCTTCATGATTAAAAAATCCATCAATAGCATTTCTTCCTATCCAATATCCATTTTTATAAAAATCATCTAAGAATAAACAAAATACCATTTCTCCTACATTTGGAATATGATTTGAATATGAACTTGTAGAAGATTGTTCTAGTATAAATGGACGAATCCAAGGAAGTAGAGAATCATCTGATATATCTTCCATTTCAGGAATAAGTTTTATTTGTACTCTGCCTATTTGAAGAGGATCATCATTGTTTGTAATTTTACCAGAGTATATTTTATACATTTATGCTAATAATCCTTTATTAAGTACATACTGTCTATTATCATTAGTTAAGTTAATATAGGTTCTTCCTACTTTCATAGAATTATAATGTTTATTTTCTTTTGTATCATATATGTATTCAATTTCTTCTATTAAATAATCTCCACTATATATATTGGACTTCTCTAATAGGGCTTTGCTTTTATCATAATGAAGATTTACTGTTATTTTATCACCAGCATGAATAAGAGGATTTAATGGAGTAACAATATATAGTTCATCAATAAATAAAGATTCTCTATTATGAAAGTTGATTTGACCTAAAATATTTTCATTTCTATTTGTTTCATTTTCAGTAAATCCTAAAGACTGTAGTTTTGTATATCCTTGTATTTCATTTTTGATATTAAGTTTATTTCCTTGAAGATTTAAATGATTCACAATTGAATCATTTATAATTTTTTTATTGCCTGTTTGTCTATCAATAAATTCAATGCTTCTATTTATGTTTTTATAAAAATTAAAATAGTCTTTTGAAATAGTTTTTACTGATAGTATTTCATTATTTTGTATTATGTTATTGTCAAAAGTTTTTTGCTTAAAATCATATGTGTGTAAACTAACTTTGTCATACATTGATTGAAGATTTAGAAATCTTACTTTATTATCAGTTCCAATATAGAAAAAGTAAGGAGAATTATTACTGTTTCTTGAATATGCATTAGGAAGTAATTGATCAACTATAAATTGAAAATCATTTTGTTGTAGTTGATACCACGTATCATCATTAGAAGTATCATTGATTATAACTTCTTCAAAAGAATAAAGAGAACATATATTTCTAATAAGTTCGCTTATTCTTCCTTTATATGCATTATTTTTTGATACTAAGTTTTTATTTAATGAATGCATTATAAGTAATTCAATATCACCAGCATAATGCCCATAGGTATAAGGTTCATGCATATTTGACTTAAGTATAAAGTAATTACAATTATTTTTTTGATTGTTTATTTTTCCTATATTTAATGATATTTCACTTCCTCTAGTAAATACTAAACTTTCATTTAAGAGTCCAGTAGGTTCTTTTAATGTTATAATACCTCTAGGAAAAACTTCATAAATAGATTCTTTTATAGAAAAAGCCGTTTCTGATTCTTCTAATGGAATAGGAGTTTTATTTATTATAAAATCAATGTCAAAATTTGTAGAAGTAATCAAAGTATATTTCCTTATGATAAATTACTATTATAAAATTGTTCTATATCTATTAAATCATAAATTATGATTGTCTCATCAACTTCTACATTTTTATAATAATCAACATTATTAAGCATAAGAATTAAATCTTCAAATTCAGTTATTCCATACATTTTATACGGAAGTAAATCTAATCTATCTAAATCATTTTGTGATAAACTTACTCCCTTAGTTCCATATTGAGGAGAAAATTCTTGAAAGTCTAAAGTACACACATCTGGATAATAAGTTCCATCTTCTGCTTTTTCTAAAGATTGCTTCATGATGTTATATATATTTCTCATTTACTCTATTTCTAAACCCCCTTCTGGCGAAGATGTTGTACCTATAATATCAGGTTTTTGCTCCATAAATTTTTTAATAGCTGCTTCTTCTTTAGCACTAAAACTATTTTTGAATTGACTAGGATCAAATGTTATTAAATTTGTATATTCTTCATCTTCCTTTTGTTGTAAAGCTTGTCTATTTTTTTCAAGAGTTTCTAGCATATCAATAGTAGCAATATTAACAGTGCTTATACTAAGAGAAAGATTTCCTTTTATTGGATATCCATCTTCATCTACTTCTGTTGAAAAAGTAGGTTCTGCTTGTTCTATTATTATATTGCGAATTAAAAATAAATTTCCAATTTGAATTGAAAGAGAATTAACATCATTACTAAAAGCAATTTCAATTTGTTCATCAATTCTTGGCCCAGGGCCTTTTAGAAATCCTAAAGCACCTATACTTGGAAGTGATACTGCTACTAATTTCATAATAGGTTCATAAACTTCCTTAAATCCACTAAATATTCCAGCAGACCCCATAAAGAAATTTAAGTTTAGATTAAATACTAAAGGTTCACCGTGATTCCATATTTTCATTCCAAAAGTAGTATGCTGAAAACTATTAGGTACATCTATTCCGAATCTACTAAGAAGTCCAGATGTTAAATTTCCTAGCATGGCTATTTTTGTACTTATGTCATTTGAAACTAAAGGACTATATTGTTGAGAAATTTGTAAGCTAAAATCCTCATTTAATATAGGCTGAATGCCAGGAGTAAGTGATTTTCCTTTATTAAATATTGTTACTATTTTACCAGGAGAAACATATATTGGTGTATATTGATCGGACATCTTATATTACTCCTAAAGAATTAGTAAATGAATTCATATCATACCTTGATATAATATTAGTTTGATTTACATTTGACATCTTTCCATTATCAAGTTTAGAAGAAAGTTTTTTAATTGCTATTAGTAATTCTTCCATTATCTCTTTAGTATTTTCTCTCATATATTGAGAAGTATCTTTCATTGAAGATAAATCTTCATTTATTATTTTATCATAATATTTTGCTTGAGATTCAGTTAATACTAATTCTCCTTTTTGAAGAATGCTTGGATACTCATCTTTTCCACTAGGAGCATAACCACCAGAGTGGAAATAGAAGTTCTTTGGATTTTCTTCATAGAATTTTTTTATTTTATTTATATCACCCAAGTTATCTTTATTTACAAATGATGTTATTGTTCTATATGGGTATAACTGTTGATTTTCTAATAAAAGACTAAGAACCCCATCACTACTATTAAAAGAATCTTTTTTATAATCATAGTTAAAAGAAGAGCTTTGCATTAAAAGAGGGCGCATAGAAGAGCTTGATAAAATATCAGAATATGTATTTTGTCCACTTGCTAAAGACCATCGCAAATAAAGAGAGTCATAATAATCTTTTACTTTTTGATTTTTATTAACAATAGTAGAAAAAGTTTTATCTTTTCCTGTTTTGTAAGAATACATTCCATAAAAATCACCCGCTATAGCATCCCATGATCCTATACCCATATTCTGAACTATTTTTTCTTGTATTGCTTTAGGAAAAGCCTTTTGCATGTTTTTTTCAGTTTCACTATCAAGCCCTTGCCCATATTGCCTAGATATAAAAGATTCTTTATCTTTTTCATCAGAAAGAAGAAATTTTAAATTTGCTTCTTTAGATAAGACACTTTTATTACCTCTTATAGAAGCAAAACCAGCAGAAATATTTCCCCTTTGAGATGAAGATGAAAGAAAGTCTTTTACTTTTGATTGTTCTGCCTCGGTTAATCCTTTATAAATATCACTAGAAGTATCAAACATTCCAGATTCTATCATATTTGCCATTTGAGCAGGTTCTATAGTATTACTTACAATACCTTGAAGATATTTTTTAGCTTCTCCTTTTCTCATATCTTCACTTGCAACAGCACCCACTACAATTCCGGCTATAGACCCTAAAAGAAAACCAGCAGCAGCACCAATAAAAGTTCCCACACCAGGAATAATAGAACCAATTGCGGCACCTACACCAGCACCCAAAGCACCACCAACACTTCCAGTAATTAGAGGATTTCTTAATATGTTTGCAAGTTTTAATTTATCGTTTGTAATTCCAGATTTAGAATCTTCTTCTATAGAATTTAATGCCATTCCTACTCCAAATCCCAGTAATCCACCAGCGACAGCACCAACTGGCCCGAATGCTAAAAGACCCCCTAAAGCACCAGCAGCACCTAAAAAAAGACTTTTATTTTCATCAACAAATTTAAAAATACCATCGACTCCCTTAGCAATATTTTCAGGCCCTATTAAACTCATTACTCCACCAATTGCTCCTCCAATAAGGAAGCCCGCAATAGCTCCCATAGGCCCGCCTACCATCAGTCCAACACCCGCGCCCATGAGCCCGCCCTTTCCAGCATTCTTAAGAAAGCCTTCCATTGTTTCGGCACTTGCAGGATCACCGCCTAAGAATCCTCCTATGAATGTAGCAGCCCCACTTGTATTCCATACCTCTTTATAATTCATTGCTGCTAATCCATCTGATACACCCATAATAATACCACCAGCGATAGCAGCTAGACCAGCACCATTTTTTAATAAGTTTCCAATATTTATTTTTCCTAACATTCCACCAAAGTCAACATTGGTATCTTTAGTCTTATCATCTCCTAATAGTTCTTCTAATTTATCAGCTACATAAAGACTACCCATTGCAGCACTATTAAATTTTAGAACCTCTTTAGCCTTGATTGAATTAGGTGAACGAGAAGCTATTTTATCAATATCTTTGAATTCTACATTTGCCTTTAATCTTTCATCAAATTGTTTTGATTCATATTCATTTGTTCCAAGTCCACTCATTGCACCTTCATAATCAGAATTTCCTCTATATTTATATTCTGTTAAATCTGTTGCTTTGCCAGTAGGTTTTTTTCTTCTTCCAAAAATATTTCCAATACCTTCATTAACAATTTTACTTAATCCTTCTTCTCCAAATAAAGGTTCAAGTAATAATCTAAAAGGCCCCATGAGCATATTAGAAGAACCCTTTAACTCATTCTTAAGTCCATATAATTGTTTACCTAATTCTGTTTGATATTCTTCTTCTATTTTTTGAAGTCTTTCTTGCTTCCTCATAAGTTGAAGTTTTTTTTCTTCTGATTTTAGAGTAGCAAGAGAAGCTTGTCCTTCAGCAGTTCTCATATAAGTAAAATCTTTTAGCATCTCTCTTTTTTTATCAAGTACATTACTCATCATCTTACTATATGAGTCTTGTAATGTAGTTCTTTGCATAGAAGCAAATTGGTATTTAGAAAGACCTAATGCTTTTCCATTTAATAGTTTTGAATCATTAAAATATTCTTCTGTCTTTTTTATTTCTTGTCTAATTTTTTTAAGTGTATCAACATCATCTTCTACTTTTTTATCAAAATCACTTTGAACTTTATTACTTCTCTTATAGGATTTTTCTTCATAATCATCAGCACCTAAAAATGACTGTGCTTTCTTTTTAGCTAAAGTAGAATTAAGACCTTGAATATTTTTATTCAAAGCCTTAGTTTGAGCATTTTGTTCTTTGAGAATATTTTTTGTTACACCATCTGGCATTGTAGTAGTTTCTATTGCCATTTTTATTTAGTCCTATTTTTTATAATTTTCTAATTTTGTATTTTTAGTCTTTTTATTTGCTCCATGTATTCTTGCTTCCCATTCTCGATCCTCTTGTTTCTTTTCTTTTACTTGTTTACTAAAATCTATGAAATCATGAAAATCCATTTTTTTAAGTATAGATAAATCAATATTAGTTTCAGCTACTAAACGAAATAATTGATCCCTCGTCGTTTTGTGAGTTGAAATCCGGTAAGAACTCCAAGAATTGAAAATGAAACCTCCTTACTATGGATTTATTTGTATAGGGGCTTTTAACCTCTATTTCATTCACAAGTCCAAAATTACAATTATCTTCAACAAATTTTGTATAGTTTCCCCATATAGATTGAGGAATATTACATTTAAGTGCTTCTTCAAGTGATTCTATTTTTTTACCATTATAAGAAACAATACATAAAGACTGAATAACCTTTAAGAATAATGCTGCTTTAGATTGTGAAAATTCTCTATATTCTTTCATCTTAGAAGGAAGTATATCTTTTTTTTCTTGTCCTTTTTTAAGAGTATTATTATAGGCTATAGCATCCTTAACATCTTCATACTTTTTTTCTTCATTATAAAAATAATCAGTTACATAATCTGCTGCCCTTAATGTATCACCTACTCTTGATAATCTCATTTCAATTGAAAGTTTTTTATCTTTACTTTCTATTTTAATTGGTTCATGAAATTCTTCCTTAATATAATCAAGGTTTAATTTAGAAATAGGAATAGTAACAGTCTTTGTTTCCTCATCTTCTAAAATTACTTTTTGTTGTTCTTCATTAAAGGTATTAAATTCATCCATTTCTAAAGGATAGACTTTATCTAAAGACTTTGCCCAAAAGTTATTTGTTAAAGTAATAAGAATTTCTTCAAGTTCTTTTTCATGTAAAGAAAGAACATCTATTTTCTCATAGGTATTTTTTTCTAGAATTCCTAAGAGTGCTTTAAGAAAACTATCATTATCACCTTGACTAATACTTAATTTTAATGCATCATCTACATTATAATCTTTAACATGAATAATTCTAGGCAAAGATAATTTTCCTCTTGATTTTAATTCAATAGGAACATACCCATAGGGAACATCATCAATAAGTTGTTTTTCAACTTTATCTACTTTTGTAATAACTTTTCTTTCTTCTATAATCTCATCATCTACTAAAATTGATTGCCTCTCCATATTATTTTCTCCTCTTCTTATCTAAAATCTACCCAATGTCAATAGTCTACCGCTTGATTCAGCACCTTCTACACTTTGAATTGAACTAAATTCTTCTCCATCATTTTCTGGATATATAGCATCAATTCTATCACATACAAAGTTTCCAATTGTTTTTAATGGTTCACCTGTTTCATAATCAAGTATATATGCTTCTTTAGTTTTTATTCTTACATTATGAAGCACAAATTGTATTGTATATGTTTGTTCTACTTCTTCTTTATTAGTGCCATAAAGATAGCATTGAACTTTTTTTATTCTATCTCTACCTTTCTTAAATACTTTTTTTATAGGATCATATTCTTGACTCATCCAATTATTTAAGTAAGTAAGAACATCCATTTTTTCTGTTTCTAAAAATTCAATAGTAACTTCTAAAGGATAATTTACTTCTGTAGCAAAATTTCTTCCAGAGATATTTTCAAATGAAATATCATGAGTAGGTATATTGATTGATTTAGCTAAAAATATTAAATCTTCATTTACTGAACCATAATCAGAAATTTCTATTTGCCATTGATTTGTGAGTTGATAATTTCTATATAACCTATCTATTGGATATTCCAAAATATATTATTCTCCTATAGTATATTAGTTATCTTTAGAAAAAACAAAGCACATAATCTTTTTACAATTATGTGCTTATACTTTTTGAAATTGTTTTGTAATTATTATTACATTATTTTATTAAGATAAATCTAAGCTTGTTCCAGCAGTATCAGAATCACTATATTCTGCTGATAAAATATTCCATGTTATAGATACAATTATAGGATCACCATTATCGGCACTTAAAGAAATAGAAGGACAATTTTGAGGATACATGCCCTTAATAGTCCAAATACCAACTTGATCATTTTCATTTTTTGGATCATAAACCCTTACATATGCATTTGCTCTATAGTTTTCTACTATATCATCAGAAGCAATTACTCCTGATACTGGATTAAGTATTTTTTTATTCCATACATAAATATCTCTGTATAATTGATACTGCTTATCCATTCTAAAACTAGTAGTCATTGTGCCAGCAAAATCAGTTTTACCATTAGGTTTCATGATTTTATTTGCTCTCCAATGTACCTCATAATTAGCATTAGAAAATTCAGGAATTTCAACTTCAGTACATCGTAAATAAACAAAGTCATCTTTTCCTATTTTCTTAAATGATAATGTAGAAACTTTGCTTCCTTCAAAAGTAAGATCAAATTTAAGATCATACATATTTGCAAGAGCGTCATCACCTATTTTATATATATCGTCAATACTAGCCATATTTTTGTTCTCCTATAATATTAGTTATACTACTGTATTAACATCAATTCCTTGTGCAGTAGCAGTAAAGTTAAATATGATAGCTTCACTGAATGGAGTAACTTTTACAGCAACACTTACTACAAATTTTCGTTGAGCAAGTATTTCAGAATTGTTATTTCCACTATCACATTTAATAGCAAAAGAATTAAGAAATCCATTTGATACTAAAGGACTAAGAATTGTTTTTATTTGTGTAATTACTCTATTCCTATGAAGAGTATCATTAAGCTTAAATAATTGATTAGTAAGTACATTTGTAGTAACATTTTCAATTATGTATTTGAAACACATATCATGAGGAATAAAAGAAGTATCACTATAAAGTTTTGGATTTTGGCCTGTTTTATCTCCACCAATTAAAACTGAATTAGGAGTATAAATTATTGGATTTATACCAGCTTCATCAAGTAATCTTAATTGATCATCGCTGTAATCATATAATGCTTTTACTGCACCAAAACCACCCAAGTCTCCGCCATATCCATTTTCACTTGTTCCAGCAGGAGCATAGAAAGCAGTATTTTGAATCATTCTTGCAAATTGTGTTCCTACTGCACCTATTAAGGAAGTATAAACACCTTGAGGAACATATTCATTTTTTACTAAGAAATAGTTGTGATAAAATACTAAGGATTTATTATTTATGCCGAATGCATTTTTAGTAACTATATATTCTGTACCATCATCTTCCATTGCAGAAGAAAGAAGATAATGAGAATATGTTTGATAGTTTGTAGCAAGAGTATTAAACCTTGCAACAATTGTAGCATCATGCATAGGAGACATAAATACTTTAGCAGGATAAAGATTTTTATTTTGAAAGTTTTCCCATACTGTTACTAAATCACTTGCAGCAATAGAAGCAGTAACCCTAGTACCTCCAGCAAGCATTACTTGAGTTGTATCATCAATAAATGAATCATCGGCTATCCATGAAGATATTGAATCATTTACTACTACTTGAATCCATTCATTATTTTCATCAATAACTTGAGGAGCATAAATTATTTTTCCATATCCATCTTTTTTTCCTGGTATTGGTGAAACTTCATATGAAGTAATAAGTGAATATCCAGTATCAGCATCATATTTATAAACTGATAAAGTAATAACACCTGTAACATCATTATAAGAGGCTTTAATTGCAACTTCATCTTCACTTGGAGACTTACTAGTAATAAGCATAAGTGGAATAGCAGCAGAAGTATATGTTACCGAATAAACTTGCCCAACAGTAGGAGTATAAGCAGGATCAAATTGAATAGTAAGAATTCGTGTTGCTGAATCATAGGTAGATGCTGTAAATGTTCCAGATTTCACAATATTATAAAGTGTTCCAGAATCTAAAGTAATTGTAATTCCAGTTATAGGAGTACCATTTAGTTCAAAAACTAATGCAGTAGGGTCTGTAGGAGTATGAGAAAGAGTAAGAGTAAATGGGCCTCTTGAAATAGGATTAGGTATTGTTACAACTGTTTCTTCCACTGGCAAGCTCCCAGGAGAAGAGAAAGTATATGAAGAAAGTTGAGCATCAGTTAATCCACCAGAAACCCCAACTGAACCAGCATTAGTAACAAGCAATGCCCCATAAGTATCAGTAGTAAGATAGGGACAAGCAAGCCATAATGCAGATTGATCAATAAAATTTAATGCTTCTATTACATCTGGAAAATCTACTGAAGGTTCTCCAAACATATTGACTATTTTTGATCGCTGTCCTTTTTGAATAAGAGTAGGAACTTTAGGGCCTTTAGGAGCACGAATTACCATTGCACCGAAACCAGCAGTAGCAGGAGCTACTTCAACAGATTTATCTATAAAATTAGTTTGAATTCTCCAATCCATATATATAATTCTCCTTTGTTTAACTATTTGAAAACTGTATCTAGTATATTAGTAGATGAGGAAGAAAAAATCTTATGCTTGACTTACTATGAATTGTTCAGATTGAGCATATTCATCATCAACAGTATGAATAGAAGTAAATTCTAAAAGTGCTTGTTCAGTTATACTTATATCAGTATCAGTTAAAAATACAAATGTTTTTATTTCAGAAGAAAGAGAAAGTGAATGTATTTTATTTTTTTCAAGCCAATCTCTTTCAGTATATTCAGAATCAATTCCAGTATCACTAAATGTTTGTTTTCCTAAAAGTTGTAATTGATTATTATTGATAGTAACATTGTATTCTATTTTTGATTCAGAAGCACCTTGTTTAAAAATAGTATTTGTAGTAGCATATCTTAATTCATCATCTCTATTACACCAAAAAGTAGCTTCATATTCTAATAAGACTGGCATAATTTTTACTACTTGACCAAGTTCTTCTAAATATATTCCATGTTCATATTGAACATATTGATTCCAATTAAAGCTATTATCATATTGAAATGTTTTGAGTTTATAATTTACAAATGGCATATCGAGATTATTTGTTGTTGTTTGTTCTAGTCTTTTTCTAAAACAATTTTCATTAGGAGCATATAGGATTCTTGAATTATCGGTTTCTTTTTCAAGAACTCTTTCTTTCATAAACTCTACAAATGACATTTCAATTGCCATTCTATAGTTTTTTATATTTGTGAAATCTCTAATACCATCATAGTATGATTGAACTACTGTCAAAATCTATTTCCTTATTCTATTTATTTGAATAGTAAAACCACTTTGATGATTTATTACTTTCCAAGTATATTTTATTTTATAGTATCTAGAAAGAATTCTATGAATATAATCTAAAGTATCTATCCATACTGAAATTTCTTCTTCTTCTTTTCCTATTCCATCAATGTTTAGAAGAGCATAATCATCATACCATTCAGAATTTTTTTCATAATAAATACGATACCTAAAATCATCTAACATTCCTATAAGAGTATTCCATTGTGGAGAAATATTTCTAATTGATTCAGTTGCTTTCTTTTTACTCTGATCTGCTTTCATTTTTGCTAGTTCAGCTTTAATTTCATCTATTCTTG